GCACGGCAGGGACTTAGTCAGGCAGTTTGGAGAGGCCGGATATAAATTTGTTTCTATCAGTTACTTGGAAGATGATGAGTTCAAAGCCCAAACAATCGAGGATTTTGCGCGCCCAGATACGCTAATTAATGGTCTGGTGGCTACTGACATACTGACCAGAGGTTTTGACGTCCCTGATGTGATGATAGGGGTGTCTGCGAGGCCGTTTTCCAAGTCTTTTAGCAGTCATGTACAGCAAATGGGGCGGATTATGCGTCCTTACGATGGCAAAGACTTTGGTTTGTGGCTTGATCACTCAGGAAACTACCTGAGATTCCGAAAAGAATGGGACACTTTGTTCGAAGAAGGCGTGACAGAGCTCACAAACGGGGCAGAAACAGCGAAGAAAGAGCCGCCAGAGAAGGAAAAGAAGGATGCAAAGTGCCCTGCGTGTGGTGCTTTATGGGTCTGGTCAGGTCGGCAATGCGGTGAATGTGGCTTTGAAAAGGCCATGAAGCAAATCTTGAATGTGCCGGGTGAATTAACAGAGTTAGAGACAACCAAGCGCGAGCTGTTAACTGAGAATCAGAAGTTCTATTCTGAGCTGATTTACTTCTCTCGTATGCGTGGATACAAGGATGGCTGGGCAGCTCACAAGTACAAGGAAAGGTATGGGGCATATCCGAGGGGGCTTCATACAAATCCGTTGGCAACGAGCACAAAGACCAGCTCATGGATCAAGTCGCGCAACATTGCGTGGGCAAAATCGAAGGCTAACAAATGAGCTTTCAAGACTTTGCAAGAGCTCATGGTCTGCTCATTAAAGACTTAGTCCTTGATCGTTGGGTGAGGGTGGGGACTGAAGACCATCCGAGAAAACAGAATGGCGCGTACATTTTCGATGGCCACAAAGGTGCCCTTATCAATTTCGCAGTACACGACAAGCACATCCTTTATAAATCGGAAGAGCCGTTTGTTCCTGACCCGAACGCACACAAGAAAATGTTGGCTGCCAAACAAGAGCACGAACAGCGTCAGAAAAAGGCGGCACAAAGGGCGGCATACATTGTGAATAACTCTGTTAAAGACCAACACCCCTACCTAATTCGCAAGGGTTTTGTGGACAAGGGATTGATCTGGAATGATCTGTTGGTGTTGCCAATGAGGGTTTTGGGTAATTTAGTTGGCTGCCAACTGATCTCTCAGGATGGCACAAAACGATTTCTCTCGGGTCAGCGCACAAAAGGTGCCTCCCTGGTCATTGACAACAAGGGCAGGAACATCTTGGTCGAAGGGTTTGCGACTGGAATGTCGGTGAGAAGGGCAATGAAACATCTTCGGGAAAGATACACCATCCATGTGTGTTTCTCAGCAGGGAATATGCTTGAGGTCGCTAAGAATCTGCGTGACCCGTTGGTGATCGCAGACAATGACCCTATGGGGATAGCGACTGCCAAAAAAATAGCCCCGCACTATTGGTTAGGCGAGGCTGGTGAGGACTTTAACGATACTGAGCAGAGAATCGGGACGGCAGCAGTCTCCGACTCCCTGCGTGTGTTTCTTTAATCCTCTGTCCCACAAACTAGGCAAGTATGCTCCTCGTGCGGTGTTTCAGAATCGCATGGGGAGCATATTCTCCAGTCATCTGCGTGAATCTCACCAAAAATGGCGGCACGAATGACTCCTGACTGGCCATGCTTTTCGTAGATATCAACTGCCCTTTCGTAGTTGGTCATGCGTTCTCTGATGGCCTGCGTATAACCCAGTACCCACATTTCCCGACTCGAATCGGAAAGGGTGGTGGTCTTTGTGGCCTCTTCCCATGCGTAGAAGGCTTCGTTTGCTTTTGATTCAAGGTTGGTCATGATTTTCTCCAAAGGGGGTAAAACTTACCATCTTCTGTGAATGACCATTCATTGATCTGAATATGATCGTCAATGTAGTCATCTTTTAACTGGGCTTCCATGTCGTTACGCCATGCAATGAATCCTGCCCACAATGCTTTGTCGAATGCAGTCTTGGCACTTCCTGTGCGTTTAAATTCGTCATAGAAGGTCATCCATAGGTCGCAGTCAAGGCAATAGCCTGTGGGCATATGGTCGCGTTCAAAGTCCTTTAGTTTCATCCCTCTGAAGTGGGAATTAAAGTAGTCTGCGTGATAGTCAGGTGAGGAGTAGGGGGCAACACTCCATGTGATAAGGCGGATTCCAAAGTGGTCGCAGAATGCTTGAATGGACTGAAGTGATTCGTCACCCCAGTGATAGTCCATGTCGTACCTGTACCATTCACGCGCCTTGTTTTTGGCTTGCTCGTCCAGCTCATGAAACTGGAATATTTGTAGTTCAACGACTTCCATTTGTGATCTCCTTGAGGTTTGGGATAAGTTGTTCAAATTTCTCTAGCACTTGGGCGCGTGTCCCAGTCAGGTCGAATTCTTTTTTAATAATGGAGTAGCAGCTCCTGCCCGAATGACGCATTCCCTTGATCTCAAGTTGCAGTCCTTTACGCAGGGTCAACATACGCGCCATTTGGATTTGGTCTGGTGTTTCCAAGATCATGCGGTAATCTCCTCAAGGTCTAAAAGTTCTGCGTCTGTATGTTCGGGGTGATCTCTGCAATTATTCAAATCGTAGTATTCAAACATTTCCTGTTCAATTTCATCTCTGTCAGCTTCATCAGGGACTTGAACAGTAACTTCGTGATAAAGCCTTAGAACGACTGTGCCTGTGTATGTTTTCATTTCATTCCTCGTTAATTGGTTCGTCAACATCTGACTGGGTGTAGTGACCGAGCACTACGGGGTTGTATTTAGCTAAAACGGCATCTACGCACTTGTCGCAGACTCGGGCAAGGGGAATCCCCTGCCCATCGTATTCCCACCATGAATAGGCTTCGTGTTCGTGTTGCATTTGTAAGTTTCCCGTCAGTTTCACATTAACACCTGTTAATGTCAGCCGCCAAAGTTAGTGGGCATATGGTCGAAACCATTGCGTTCAAAGTACTGGTCAACCTTGTGATCGATGACTGGGAAATCGTCTTCGTCTTGTTCTACATCTGCGGTGTAGAACTGTTCCATCTTTTCGCAAGTATCGACCCCGTCTGTGTAGAAACCGATATAGCCAACACCCTGCTCGATGTAAGTGGCTTCGACCTTGAATCCCATGTCCTCAAGGGCATAGTAAATCTGCATTGGCGGTGACCATGCGGTATCAAAGAAGATGGTTACTGCGTTTCCATCAATGATGTATGGGTTGTCCTCATACTGGGTGTTCATGTCCCACTTTGTTCCCCATTCACCTGTGCAGAATGAATACCAGTCTTTGTATCCATATGCTTTGAGGTTCGCTGCCTGTGCGAGCTCAAGGGCGGCCTGTTCGGGGGTATCCTTGCCTAACCACCCAGATGTGATCATTAGGGCTTCAGGAATGGGTTTGATGAGGTTAAAAATTGCGGCACTCTCTCCAGCCGCTTTTGCTCGTTCGAGCTCCTGCACGATCTCTGCAAGTTTCTTCTCGGACTCAGCAGTAGTAGCAACAAGTTTCAATGAGTTGGCACACCAATTTGGCATTTTGTTTCTCCAGTTAAGTTAAGGACGAATGTGCGGAAAATCCCGCCCAAAACCCTGACTCGCAGGGCTTCAGGAGTTACTTTGCAAAGAATCGTTTAGCGTCCTCCCAGACCCCTCTAGCGTCTGCTAATCCTGAGTAAGTGTCTGAATGGTCTTTGTAGAATTCGTCATGGTCATCTGACAAAACGAAAGCCTTGACCACTTCATCATCAGCGACCGCTACATTTCGGCCATAGGCTTGAATGAATGCGATTTGTTCTTCGGTAAAGTTGGCACCAGACAAGGTGATCTCTTGTATTGTCCAATCGCCAAGTTCAGTTTGCTTGAAGTCTGCTCCGTCCATATCTTTGGCTTTTTGGTAAGCAAGGTCTGGGTTGTCTGCTTCAATTTCTGCGATGCAGTTGGTTGTAAATGATGCTGTTACTGTGTATTTCATGTTAATCGTCCGTATCTGTGTTGAGCTCAACGAATGGGTATTGCTCGTCATGAATGAATGCGTCATCCACCATTGCAATGCCCGACCTATTCCCTGCGTCCCAGATCAGGACATCGAGGTCTTGTGGCAACTGGCTTAGTTGTTGGATTAGTTCTGATACTTTCATTTTGTTTCTCCTAATAAAGAATCTAAATACTTTTCGACTTCTTTTAACTGTTCGTCATTTACATCTAAGTCTTCGCCCATCATTTCAAGCAAGGTTTGCTCGCCTAAATGTAGGTAGCCGTGATTGAGCACCCATAGTGCTATCTCGTGAATTAGATTTTCAATTTTCATTTTGCTGCCTCCCCATAGCGGTTCATAATTTCTCCTTGGCAAGTTTGATAATTTGGATGTGTGAGGTTTTCTTTGGCGCGATCATTTCAAAGTAGCGATCACCGATTCGGGCGCACCATGTGAAGAGGTCATCTGTTTGGCACTCAATGACTCGGAAGGACTCGGTTGACCCTGCTTGCGTCCAGTCGGCTGGCATAAGGACTTCGAGCAATTCCCAAAACCTTTGGCGCGTGATCTCCTTTGGGGGCTCACCCCTGTTAATCCGCATAGCCTCATAGCGGCCTAAATAGGCCTTGCACTCTGCGTCAGACTGTCTGACTCGTTCAAGATAGCCCGTATCAACTTCACCGATAGCATGATCACTCATGCCGTCATTGCCAGTCCCAAGTTGGTTGTAGGCTTCGTAGGCCTTGTCCCATGTGGGGTAGGTGCCAATGATGCGTCCTGACTCCTTGTGGACGATTTCGTGTGGGGTCTTGTTCATTTAATTGCTCCTTGCTTCTTTGCGGCCTTGCTCAAACAAGTATTTGAAGTGGTCGCGGTAAATGGGGTATTGCTGAAGTAGATTGCTGAAGGTCTGATGAATCGCGATAGACCTTTGGACTGGGGCTCGTTCATAGCGATAGCCCAGTTCAATAACCTCGTGTTCGGTCGTAACAAACTGGGCTTCGGTCATGAGAGCACCATAACGCTGATAAAGCAGACAGAGAGGCAGACAAACATAGCGAGCAGGAATTCATACCCTGCTTGCACTCGTTCTTGTCTGCGTTGGTGCAGGAGCTCCTCGCGCAGGGTCATTGTGTGGCGATAGTATTTCATGCGTCCTCCAGTAAGGCCAGTTCAATCTTCTTCAAGGTTGAGGGGGAAATGTTCAGCCAGTTCGACTGACCGAGTTCTGAGTACAGTTTGATCTTGATCTGTCCACAATCCTGTGGGGGCAGAGGGATAGCCTTGATCAACTGGGCTTCGATGTATTTCTGTTCAAGGTTTGTCATAGGTCGTCCTGTGTGATGTGGCAGACTGTGTTGCCATTGGAATCGCGGGCGGAATCAGGCAGGACTTCATTAGCCCTGTAGTACTTAGCAATCCATTGAAGGATGTCAGCCAGTTCTTCGGGGTTGTCCTCAAAGGCGGCATTGTCGGTGTCGATGGTTATCGTTATCAAGGTTTCTCCTTTGTTGGTGGTTAATCCTCAAAGCCCCGACTCGCGAGGCTTCAAGCATTAAGCATCGTCAAGCAAGTACTGACTGCGTTGATTCCAGTCGGCCTGTTCAGCCATCTGTTCTTCAATGATGTGTCGGGCGCTATCTTCAGCGTCCTTGAGGGAATCGGCATTCCATCCTGTGTAGGACTCACCCTCTTTATCAAAGAAAAGTTCATACACTTGTGAGGACTGGTCAAACTGTGCCCAGATCTCGTAGTTGCGGGACTTGTGTACTAGTTTCATGGTTGTGCTCCTTAGAATGCGCTATTACGCGCGTCAGCTTGTTGATCTTGGTAAATGTCAGCGAGTTGTTTCAATGAGTTCCATGCTTGTTCAGCAGTAAGGGGCTCACCATCTATAGAGGTAAAGAGGTTTGCGTAATCCTCGTCACTCCAACACTCAGCCATCGTGTCTGCTCCTTGCTCATAGTGCTCAAGGCACCATTTCTTCATTGCTTCTATCTGGTCTTTCATCTCTGTTCTCCTTAATAAACTAACACATGAATCGCTATTACATTATTCATGTGCTGCATTGTCAAGTGTTTTATTCATGTTTTTTTAAATTATTTTTAGGTGCTGGACAAACATCGCGTGATGGAGCTCGCGGGTCAATCGTCCTTGGGTTATCAGTCTGAAGGGACTGGATGCGGTAATGGAGCTCATAGGCCGTAGTGGTTTGCAAAGGCCAGTAAGGTCTGCTATGTTCGGGATTCTTATTTCATACCCATGAAAACACCATGCCACAAAAGTTAACTCGCGCGCAGATCAAGGATGGACTGGATACCATTCCGATAGAGACTCTACTAATGTCAGGAGAAGGTAAGAGGCCTAAGCTGACCAGTAAGCAAAAGGCATTTGCTCACGCCATCGCATTAGGAGAGAGTAAGGCTCAAGCATATAGAGTAAGCCATAAGGCCAAGCCAACTAAGGCAACCATCACCACAGAACCATACAAGCTTGCCCGTGACCCTCGCATTGCCCGTGAGGTCGAGGCCTACCAACTGGCTTTAGAGGCAGAGAAACATCGAACCCCTGTACAGCTGAAGGCCTTACTGGTACAACAGCTTGTCCAGCACTCACTTGATGAGGACTTTCCCCCTGCACAAAGGATGAAGGCCTTGCAGTTAATCGGTAACCTATTCGAAGTAGGAGCTTTCCTAGAACGCAAAGAGAGCACGATCATCCACAAGAGCTCGGACATACGCACCAGACTGCTCCAAAGACTGGGTAAGGTGACCGATGTGACGGCCAAGCAGGACGATGGGCTCACATTGCTGCAAGAAATTCGGGGTGACGGCCTTGCTGATGTGCCTGTGGGCGCACCCACGGCGGGGGTGGACGCGCCTGCTGGCGGTGTGCACA